ATGAGAATGACCAGCCGTAAGAAAATGATACTCAGCTACTTTGAGCCGGATAATCTCGGCTGGATAACGGGAGAGATCGGTCGTCCGCCGTTCGACGTATCCGGGGTGGCCTACCTGCTGCATGGTATGGAGTCGTTCGATAAGCGGCATCAACTCGAATCAACCCGGCGCACTCTTGAAAATATGGTAGCTGGTGGCCTACTGGACAGGGTGACGGTGTACGAGCAACGGCAAAACACTACACAGAGTAGCGCTGGCTCTCCCGGCGTCTGGTGTAACGTGGTGCGCTACGGTCTACCGGGAACGTGCCTAATAGTGCACGATACACACGGCGCTGATAATTCCATATCAGGCGAGTGCGTGCGGGTCGGCTGAATAATGCGGCTAAACATGCCCTGTGCGTTAACTCTCGCTGTTATGCGTTAAGCTGGTCTGTGTCATAAACGGCCTGTTTTGCCGGTAACCAATTGTGGTAACCAGTATTGGTAACCACTCCAATATGGTCGATTCGCTGGATACCTTAGTGGATACCATATCGCTGAAGCTAATGATTCAGCTTTACATACAGGATTATCCGCGTGTTTCCAAAGGGCGGGATTCTGCCTAGACTGGCCCCCTGAATCTCCAGACAACCAATATCACTTAAATAAGTGATAGTCTTAATACTAGTTTTTAGACTAGTCATTGGAGAGCAGATGATTGATGTCTTAGGACCGGAGAAACGCAGACGGCGTACTACACAGGAAAAGATCGCTATTGTTCAGCAGAGTTTTGAACCGGGAATGACGGTCTCCCTTGTTGCCCGGCAACACGGTGTGGCAGCCAGCCAGTTATTTCTCTGGCGCAAGCAATACCAGGAGGGAAGTCTTACTGCTGTGGCCGCAGGAGAGCAGGTCGTTCCTGCCTCTGAACTTGCTGCTGCCATGAAGCAGATTAAAGAACTCCAGCGCCTGCTCGGCAAAAAAACGATGGAAAATGAACTCTTTAAAGAAGCCGTTGAATACGGGCGTGCAAAAAAGTGGATAGCGCACGCGCCCTTATTACCCGGGGATGGGGAGTAAGCTTAGTCAGCCGTTGTCTCCGGGTGTCGCGTGCGCAGTTGCACGTAATTCTCAGACGAACCGATGACTGGAAAGATGGTCGCCGCAGCCGTCACTCAGATGATACGGATGTGCTTCTCCGTATACACCATGTTATCGGAGAGCTGCCCACGTATGGTTATCGTCGGGTATGGGCGCTGCTTCGCAGACAGGCCGAACTTGATGGTATGCCTGCGATCAATGCCAAACGTGTTTACCGGATCATGCGCCAGAATGCGCTGTTGCTTGAGCGAAAACCCGCTGTACCGCCATCGAAACGGGCACATACTGGCAAAGTGGCCGTGAAAGAAAGCAATCAACGATGGTGCTCTGACGGGTTCGAGTTCCGCTGTGATAACGGAGAAAAACGGCGAGTCACGTTCGCGCTGGACTGCAGTGACCGTGAGGCACTGCACTGGGCAGTCACTACGGGCGGCTTCGACAGTGAAACAGTACAGGACGTAATGCTGGGAGCGGTGGAACGCCGCTTCGGCAACGAGCTTCCGGCGTCTCCAGTAGAGTGGCTGACGGATAATGGTTCATGCTACCGGGCTAATGAAACACGGCAGTTTGCCCGGATGTTGGGGCTTGAACCGAAGAACACGGCGGTGCGGAGTCCGGAGAGTAACGGCATAGCAGAGAGCTTCGTGAAAACGATAAAGCGTGACTACATCAGTATCATGCCTAAACCAGACGGGTTAACGGCAGCAAAGAACCTTGCAGAGGCGTTCGAGCATTATAACGAATGGCATCCGCATAGTGCACTGGGTTATCGCTCGCCACGGGAATATCTACGGCAGCAGGCCAGTAATGGGTTAAGTGATAACAGGTGTCTGGAAATATAGGGGCAAATCCACTGCCCTTTAACGCAGCAACTAAGTAAATACTAGTTACTCTGTTCTTCCTTCTTACATCCGAGATTTACCCGCATGTACGGCCTGGCAAACTTAATACACCCTATCGCCATGTAGTCGGTCATCGCCTGTCATCCGACATCCCACTGGTGCGCTCAGGCTAATCCTGTATCAAACAGTACAAATTTAGCATTCATCTTTTTTGGAAGTCTCCGGTAAGCATTCAGCCTAAGAGCATCACTGGCGCGGCTCCTTTAGCTGGCGTCAGTTATCAAATTTCCAAAGCATTCCAAAATTTATGACCACCAGCACAACTATCATCAAAGTGACGGTCTCGGAAAAATCAAATAGTTATCCGGCATTAAACCGTATAACAGCGTTATACAGTGGTATACTGTATAGACCGAAAACACTGATATGGCGGCCCCTCATGAGTAAATCCAATCTTGTAGCTTTCCGTGTTCCGGCAGAATTGCAGGACGCATTTAATCAGGCTGTAGCGGCATCAGGTGGAGATAAAACGTCGTGGCTAGTCGATGCCATTCGCAGCAAGCTAAGCCAGCCAGAGAGTAACCCTCAGTCCCGTATGCTGGTGCTGGTGGAGCGAATGGAAGTAGCGGCGGCGCTGGCTGGAGGTAAGCAGGGAATCCCACCGCAGCCGTACAATGAAGGGGCGGTGATCGGGATTATTGCCGATACTATCCGGGAGGGTTTCGATAACGGGCGCATTATCGCTGAGAGGCTCAATGAGGCGGGTTATCAGACTAAGGCGGGTAAGGCGTGGGATAAAGACATTTACAGCGCATGGAAGCGTCAGGGGCGGAATGCTGAGAAGTTAACGGCGGCGCTGTAATGTTACCTGCGCGGCACGGTGGGCTTCTTCCACTGGTAGGCCGGTGCTACCATCCTGCGGCGGTGGCGTTCTTTGGCCTGTAGAACCTGCGCCACACCGTTGCGAATGGTGTAGCGGGCGTGGTTATCGAGTGTTTCTCCGCTCTGTCTGGCTATCTCCTGTATGGTTAACTCCAGCGTTGTGCGGTCTAACATCGTTGTCGCTCCTGCTATGGGTGGTAACTGCCTGATTTACTGTAATTCTGTCAGAAAACCAGAATTAATCTACCCCGAGCAATCTGCCTTAGTCGTGTAACTGACTGATTTTCGCTAAATCCTGCTCAGTACCGGAGTCAACCTTGCCGCAATCTTGCCCCGCTAATGGGGGTAGGAGTTAGGGCAATCTTAGTATTCTCATGGGGTAAGCAGTTTTCTCGCATGTATCGGTTTCGTTTTCTCCGCAATCAGCGCTTTGATAACTCCCGTTGGAAAGCCGCCGCCATCTGCGGTTTAGCATCAGCAACACCCTGCTGTAGAAACTCTTTGCGGGCGGTTACGCGCCGGAAGGTCTGCGGGATGTTCGGATCTGCAACATAAATCGCATAGTTTGCTGAATAGCCAATGCGGCCGGTTATGCGTGTGCCGTTGGTTAGCACTTCCTGATACTGAGAGTTTATCAGCGTGCTGGTATCAATTGGCGTATACAGGGCAGCAACCACGCCAGCTTCATGCAAAGCAGCCCTCATTGCCCGCGGTAAACGACGCCCGGTTACATCGCTCACCAGCGCTTTGATGTTGCGCCGGATGTTATTCATGCCTCTGCCTTTGATACCCATTGTTCACCTTTTGTCTGTTCCTGGTACGCACTGAAAAAACCTTGATTTTGCTGCGTACCGTGCTGCGTACTGCGAACCAAAACCCTTTGACGGCTCAGGCCTCATTGTTGTTCTTATCCCGCTACTGGTGCGGGTTTTAAGATTCCGCGTTTCAAATCCGTCAAGAACAGTCCAATATTTTAAAGCCGTTTTGCTGCGAACCTAAAGCGCGAACCACACTACGAACCTTCACCCGTGCTGGTGGCCTGCCGCCGCCTTTCCAGCCAGCGATAGAAGCCCTCTAACTGCCGCGCCTTACCCTCTGGTGTCTTTGCGCCGGTGCTCATGCCTCCGTGTAACTTACAGCGGCCAGAAGCATACAGGGCTGTCATTTTGCAGGGTGTCCCTTTCCTCGTCGTCGCTCCGCACGTCATATCCCCGCAGGCTTCCGGGAAAGGTGTTCCGCCGCCGATATCATCAGCCCACGCACGGTATAGTTTTCGCTTTTCGTCGTTCGTCATTGTATGCCCTTTCGATGTCAAGTTTTGTCACCCTCTCATGGGGTAGGCTGCTTACTGGCTGCGTTTACACGAAAAAAAGTTTTTATTTCTGTCCTGAGAAAATGCCACTCATAAAGCAGTCCCGCGTAACAAAAGGGGAGGTGATAAACCCTCCCCCTCGGACACTTTAAAAAGCCCCCCTTGCCTGCCGTCTAAGTCCGTGAGCATCTGCGAATGCTGTAGACATTGGGCCGGCGGTATCAACGTCATTTAGCCATCCAGTAACTGTCACAACGTCACCTTGCTGGAAAGCTTCAGTGCCAGTGATGTTGTGCTGGTTGCCGGTGGTCTGGTCTATAAGTGTTATGTTGACCTGTATCGGTCGTTCAGTGCGGCTCTCCGCCTGGCTGGATGATGCGGAGGATGCCGGGAGATATTCTTTACCGGTTGACGCTCTCTTAATGCTGGGCGCTGCGCCAGTAACGTCTTTATTGCTGAATACCCGGCCATCATCACCGGGTATCATGAACAGCCCTTTACTGGTCTGCATAAACTCCGGGAGGTTCCCTTCGCCTACAGGGTACACTCCACCAGCGGTTACAGGGCCGCCATTTTTGCGGCCACCGAGCACACTCGTTACCAACCCGGCAGCTTGCGCCCCCTTATACGCGGTTAAGCCTGTCACCGAAGCTGTTCCTCCAGTAGCGATTGAGGCGGCAATTGCTGCTGGCGTCCAGGCTGCGAGGGCCGCAGCCCCTCCTGCAATAGCGGATGCTGTGTTTGCTGCCTGAGTCGCCGCACCCAGCGTCTGGGACAGGATGAAGTTCTTCAGCATCTCCACGCCAACCTGAACAATGCTGTTGATCACGCTGTTCAGGATGGTATTCCCGAGTGACCGCATCGCCTCCTGTGCTGACATGGTGCCGGTTAATAGGCCGGTAATGGCGTTTGAGGCATTCCCACTAAAGGCGTCCACTGCGCTCGTCAGCATGTTATAGCCGAGGCTTTGCTGGCTGAGTAACTGCCACTGCGCCGCCGTCATCTGTTCGTTGAACTGATTCTCCTGCGCTGTCTTTAACGCCAGATACTGAGCATCCGTAGCAGATTTAGCAGCGATGAACTGGTCGTAACTGATTTTTCCCTGCTGATAGCTCTGCTGGAGTATTGCCTGTTCCTGCTGCTGGTACTGCTGCATGAGAGCCAGCTTCTGGTTGTTTTCATTGACCAGTTGCTGTACCGGGTCAACTTCAGCGCGGGCGGCTGCTATCGGGTTTGCTGTTTGCTCCTGAGCGCGGATTTTTGCCAGATTGACTTGATGCTGCTGCTCCATTAACTCAGATTGCTGGTTATAGGTTTTCTGGTCAATCATCTGGCCGTCTAGTTGGCGTTTTAGCTGGTCTCGACCGTCTGAATAGGTTTTATTTTCCTTACGCACAGGGTCATTGCTGATCGCGTCGTTAAGGTCTTTCTGGCGCTGCTGGGCGTCAAATAACTGTCCAGCCAGTTCACGCACCCGCTCTTTTTGCGTGTCGGTGGCCTTAGCTCCGAGAGCGGCCACGGCATTAAACTGCGCGGCCTCTCTGGTGTTATCGTCATAGCGCATTGTCAAAACGGCAATCTGCCGCTGCAAGCTGTCTATTGAGTCATCGCCGCGGGCAAAGGTATTCTTCGGCGTTTTATCCTGTTTTTTTCTGGCATCGGCAATTTGCTTATCCAGAACAGCAGCAGCATCAGCATATTTCTTATCATCAATTAGCCCTTTGGACTTGTCTTTGCTTAGCTGTTCACGCTGCTGGGTGAGCTTATCAACTACTGTTTGGCCTGATTTGATAATGGAGTTGGCGTTGTTCTCTGCTGTTTTCTTTTCGAGATTGGTGATATAGGCTGGCTTAGATCCGTCTACAGAACCCGACGCCGCCTTGCCAACATCGGAATAAAGAGATTTGGCTTGTTCGAGGGCGGCTATTTGGCCCTTGATAGCGTCAATTTGTGCCTTAGTCCCAGCGTCAGTATAGATGGAAGCTTTGGAAACACTTTTATAAGCTGCTTCAGTTACCGCTAATTTTTTATTCAGCGAATCCAACTGCGCATCTATGGCAACAACAGGATCTACATTTCCGGTGGAAACGGAGATTGAAAGGGCGGTTTGGTCGAGAAGTTTTGCCAAATAACGCGACCCCCCGATAGCGTCATCAATTTTGGATATAGCTACCCCAAACTGAGTGATCAACGCATTTGTTGCCTGCGATACAGTGCGCGGCATAGTTTCAAACTGTCGATTGATTTCATCTGAACGCTTTTCAACTGCCGCAAGAACTTCACCAATATCTAACTTGCCGGCCAGCATCAATTGTCGAAGCTCGTTAAACGGAATTCCCATGCCGTCGGCAATCTGTCGAGCCAACTCAGGCATTTGTTCCAGTACCGAGTTAAACTCTTCCGCCTGAATTCTTCCTGACGCTACCGATTGCATAAATTGCCTGAGAGCGTTAGCCATTTCCTGAGCCGATGAGCCACCGATAGTGCCAATCTTTTGCAGCGTCATCACGAGCCGGTTAACATCGCTGTTAGTAGCACCTACGGTTTTCAGTGTGGCGGTGAGTTGCTGCCAGAGGTTGACGGTATCCCCAAGGCTGGCCCCGGTTGTCGAAGCAATACTCACAAGCTGCTGAAAGCTCCGCGCCCCTTCATCTGAACTAGAGGATAAACGCGTTACTCGCGCCTGAAGTAGCGTGAATTCCTCAGAAAGCTGCTGGAGCTTTATCAACGCCTGAATTGATATGTATCCTTTCACGGCCACAGCAAGGCGCGAAAACCCTCCGCCCAAGTTATCCAGGCTTTTATCTAGCTTGTCAGCAGAGTTAGCTGTCTTTTTGACTGAGTTTTCAATTTGCTTTAAAGCTGTATCTGCGCTCGCCTGACCAGCCAGCAGTTTGGCCGCATCGGCTTCAATCTCAATGGTGTATTTGCCAAAATCAGTTGTCATGAGCGCCTCAGTGTAGGGTTCTTACTTTGTTTTTTTTCAGAGCGTTGGTGTTCAGAAGAGTTATGACTAATCGACCATGTTCGGTAAGGCGATATTCTGGGCCATCAAACGATATAAAATTCATTAACATGCGATAGGCTTCTCGTTCAAATGTCGCGCCATATTCATCTTTAGCGGCATATATTGTGTTATCGACAAGCCCCGCAGCGAGCAGGTGTTTTTCAACGTTGCCACTTACACCATCAATGCTAAGAACGTTGGAGCCAGTTTCCCGGCGCAGATCGCGAATATAGGTTTCGGCTATTACTTCAGCCAGCCTCTGTAGTTGTTCCATCACCCACCCCGCTTAACGGACTCAAGGCCCTTAGCAACTAATGCGCGGGCAATAGCGTTTACCGTTGGTGCTACACCAATAGGAGAACGCTTGCGCTCCTCTTCCTGAATTTCACGAATGGACTGAAGGTGTTCCCGGCAAAGTGCTACCGTGATTTGTGTTCGGTTCATCTGCTTACCCCTGATATTTATACAGTTAATCTATGCTGTAGTTTATGCAACATAAATGGCAAGCGTTGCGTTTTGTGAAACACAAAGGTACAAAAAAACCCGCTCTCACGGGTTTGGCCAGGATCACTTACAGGGGTTAATCACACTTGCACTGTTATTACCTGTTGGAAAATTATCTACCGTTTTCCCTGCGACTGTATAGACTACACCTGAAGATAAGAATCCTTTTGATTTCATATTTATAGCAATAACAAAAGGCGTGTATCCAGAATAAGCCCCAAAACTGTTCTTTGAGTTCACCTCTCCACAAACAAGCATTGCGATTGAGCCATCGTCATTTTCACCGACTTTTTTTGATATGACATCTCTAAATTGAGTAGATGATGGATCTTTCATGTCGTGCGAAATTTCAACTTTAGCCAATTCTATGGCTTTCTCTTCCGTTGGTTTGCATGCGGTAAGAAAAAAAAGCGATAAAAGCGCTACTACAATAATTTTCATTGATGCCGTCCTATCTGCTTATCCCCAAAAGTAAATAAAGTATTATCGTAACATCGAAGAAGATTAATCCAATACAATCACTTTCATCGGCTTTTTTTTAACCTGAACGCCTCACCATTTGGCTGCGCTATCCCCATACTGATTTGCGTCTGTTTAGCCGCCTCACTCACGCCGCCTAAATTATCCAGCCTTTGAGGCGGGCGCTTTGACTTTCGAACGCACTCATTATGCCGCTGCCGGGCTTTATCCTGTTCAGCCCTGTCATTAGACATAAGCATGACCTCAAGCCATCGCTGCGCAGCCCTGCGGTATAATCCTTTGGCCTCTAGTTCCTCCGCTTTGCTGTCCTTCAT